CATCTGCATCTGCTTTGAATAGAGTTACTAATCCATCAAATTCTCCTGCTGTTGCATTAGCACCATTCCAAATTGTTTGCTCAGTTTGTTGAGCAACTTTCGCAGCTACTTCAGCAATCAAGAAATCACTAAATTTCTTAGGTATAGTATCGTATGCAGAGTATCCCATTTCTGCTGCCTCCCAAGAACTCACAAATGGAGTTAAACAAAATTCATTATTTATTTGAAATTCCTCTGGCTGGAGAACCTTCTCAGTTAGAGTTATATTTCCTGCTGAAGTAAAATCACAACTCGCATTAGCTATCAAACCTGATACTGCCATCTTGCTGATGTTAGATTTATATTTAATATTGGGCATTACTTCAATACCACCTTTTGCGATTGTATCGCCTGAAAGTAATGCAGCAGCGATATATCGCCCTGCCCAAGTACCCTCATAATTGCTAGTTACACTTAAAGCCATTTTATTTATATTTATTAGTTATTTAATTTTTCAAAGATTCTATCTTTAATAGACATTCTTCTGTTTTGTGAAAATTGAAATCCTGTAGCTTTTTCTCCTGATTTTGTTTCAGGGCTATGTTTAATAGGCTCAGTAGCTGGTTTAGAAAGTTCTTCAACTTTTTCAGCTTTTACTTCAACTTTAGCCAATTCTGCTTCAGTATCTACTTCTTCAACTTTTTCAGAATTTGGTTCTTTATCTTTTTTAAGATCTGCTATAGCATCTTCAAGATTTTGGATTCTTTTTTCCATACCTTTCCAATCAGCTACATCAGCCTCTTCTTTACGATCTTCTTCTTCTTCTAATTTAGCTTGAGTAAGATCATCAATTAAGCCCTCTTCTTTTACAACTAAAATCTCTCCTGATTCTAGCTCGTAAGATCCGATTGGCATTTTTACTTTATCCTCATCTGTTTTGATGAAAACTTCTTTACCTTTAGAAAAAGCCTCAGCAGTTATTACTGTACCATTTTCTAATTTCCTATCTTCAAGATCTACTTGAATATCTAGGATTGTTTTAATTTTATTAAGCATATCACTACTTTTCATAATTACTATATTAACGATTTATAAATTTAATTTTGCATTTTCAGGATGCTACCCTATTAATTACACCTATTCCTTGAGCAAATAATGAACCATCACAACACTCTATAGAATATGTATTTTTATCTTTACAATAACAAGCTCTTCTATTTCCTATAGGGCTTGTACGACTTGGAAAATAATCTTTATTTTTTCTCACTTAATTTTTTGAGTTTAGTTTCTGCCCATTTCTTAGCAGCTAAGCCACCCCATAACAAATAAGATATTGTGCCACAGGCCTCTCTATCCTCTGCATTATAGTACTCTTCTGCTTTTGATAAATAAGAATACATCCTTTTGATTGCTTGTTCACTTATAGGCTTTCCTTGAGCTAATTGAGATGCTCTAATTGTACTGACTTCTGTAGCACACTTATTCTTTAATTTTTTATTAAGTTCAATACCTTTTTTTGCATTGTTTTTTACTGCAATAGGATAATCTTTATAGGTTTCTAAAATTAAATTTTTACCTTCTTTATATCTAGCATCCTCCTTAATAATTCCTGTAATCATATTAAGCATATATTCTGCCTCTTCTTCTTCTATCTTTTTAAGCTCATCTTTATTTGATTTTGGCTTTTCCATACGATCAGCAAAAAATCCTTCAATACTAAAGCCTTTTACTTTACCTGATTTAACATACTCATTCCAAACCTCATCATTGTTTACTTTAACAGCACCCATCCAAGTTCCAACAGGTACATCAAAACCATATTTCCTGGACTTATCTAATTTCTCATCATCTACTAACCAGCTTTCAACTAAAGTAAGGCCATTAATTTCGTGGCTATGTTCTAAAGTAGAATTATTTTGATTGCCATTTCTAAGATAAAGCTGAGATGCTTTTGCTATAGTATCTTTTGAAAAGTAAATATAATACTCTCCATTTAGGTTTTTTCTATATATGGGCCGATTAGGAACAAGAAGAGGGCCTAATAGGATCTTCTTTTTCTTATCAATTTCAGCTAATTTTATTTCTTGATCTTTAAGGGCAATAAAATCTTCTTCTATTGCTGGATTTTCTACTATTGAAATTGCTTCAACTCCTGTTATCTCTTGATCTTCATCTAATATTAATTCTACTATCTTCATAACTTAATAACGATTTTTATATTATATTTTGTATTATAATGATGCACCATCTATAATGTTTCTTTCTAATCCCTGAGCAGTAGTTACATCATTACTAACTACAAAGGCTTGAACAGGATCTTGATTTCCTAAAGCAGTTGCTATCTGACTTATACCAGATCCTCCAACTCCTGTTACTTCTGGAGGAGTAGATTCTACTGAAGGGCTAATTGTAGGAATTGTTGGAGGAGTAGATTCAGATCCTCTTGAACTTCCTCCAAAAGATGATGCTACTGTTTTCTGTTTTTTGATAGCAGCCATAATACCTGTTACAATACCAACTGCTGTTCCAGCATAAGCTATAAGGCCTGGAATAGCTGCTGGAAATCCTAAAGCTAGAGTTGCATTTAATCCTGATGCAGTATCAGTACCACTTTTAACTGCTTTCATTTGACCATCTACCATCATCATTGTAGCCTTTTGTTTTATAACGCCTAGCTCTATTAATAATTCTTGGGCAGCCATTAATTGTTTTGCAACTAAAGCAGCTTTACCTAAGGCTGATTCTGCTCCAAAAATTTGAGTAATTATATTAAGAGATTGTATCTTCATTGCTCTCTTTTTATCTTCAATTTTTTGAGCTTCAGCTAATTCTTTTTCTCTATCAGCAGTTTTTTTATCTGCTAGAGCTTTTTCTTTAGCATCATCTTCAGCATCATACTCAGCTTGTTTAGCAACTAAAGCCTCTCTTCTGGCTGCATCTAATTCATCAGTTACTAGGTTTTGTTCTTCTGCTTGAAGTAAAAGATTTTGGAAATGTTCTTCAATCTTAATTAATTCTAAAGCTCTTTTTTCTTCTTTTGAAACAGCCTCAGCATCTCTTATTTGTTTTTTAAGCTCAGCTAGTTTTTTAGCATTTTCTACTTCTTTAGCATCTGCCTCTTTTTGTGCTGCCTTTTCAGCAGCCTCTTCAGCTTTTCTTTCTGCTTTAGCCTCTCTTAAATTTGTAGTAATCTCAGCAGTAAGTGTTTTTTGTTTCTTTAATCTTGATGCCTCTAATTCAATAACCTTAGCTCTTAATGCAGCCTCTTCATCTAGATCTTCTTTTGTAGATTTACTTAATGAATTTTCTAATGTCTTAGCATCAGCTCTTAATTTAGCTGCTTCAATTTCTTTAAGTGTAATTTCTTCTTCTATTCTACCTGCCTCTTTTAATGCTGCTATTCTATCTCCAATAGAAACATTTTCTTTATCAGCAGCTATTTCTCTAAGCTCATTAAATTTTCTAGTAGCCTCAGCTCTATCTATTTGTAATTGCCTTTCTAATTTATCAGCCTTTGCTCTAGCATCAGCAAGTTCTCCAGCCTTTTTAATTTCTTTTGAAGTTTCTTCTCCAAAGTTTTTAATACCTTCTGTTACTGCATTTATTGATTCTCTAGCTCCTTTAAAATCTCCTGAAAATACTTTGATTACTGCAAATCCAAAATCTGAAAGTATATCAGTAACATTTCCAATTACTACTTTAATTTGAGTAAACCATCTACTCATTTTATTTTGGCCCTCTTCTGATGAAGTTAATGCACTTGCTATACCAGCTATTGCTGCAATAATAGGTACTGCTACAAAAGCAACTGCTGCTAATCTAGCTAATTTTAAACCTTTAGCAGCTCCTCCAACACTTCCTGTAAAGTTTTTTGTAGAACTAATTAAGCCACCTGTTTGACTATCTAAAATACCTAATACTCCAGTATAATCAGCAGCATCTTTTTTAGATTTTTTAAGTGTATCATTGGCTCTTTTTCTGTCTTTGTTTACATCTTTAAGGCCTTGTTTTTCTTCTATTAATCTGTTTTTAGTTTCTTTTATTTTTTTGTTTAAGGCATCTCTTCTTTGCATTGCCTTGCCAGACATCCCCTCTGTTTCAGAAAGTTTTTTATTATATCCTGCAAGTTCTTTCTCAAGACCTGATACTAAATCTTCTTGAGCCTCAAAGGATTTATTAAGCTCATCTACATTAGCTTGAGCATCTTTAGTAGATACTTTTAATTCGTATGTTTTAGATACTACTGCCATTTAAGTTCATTTTTAACTTGTTTATATGCTTGTTTAAAAGATGTAGGTAAAGCATACTTACCCTGAGCAATTCTTATATTTTCAGTTACTCCTTCGCATACTTGTAATAAATCTATAATGTTTTTTATCATACTTGAGTGCTTACTATATTTAATAATTCTAAATTACTATCTCCTGTTATTAAGTTTGTCTTTATACTATTAATTCTATAGTTTCTATTATCTAACGAAATTTTATCATTCAATTTTAAATTATATATAATTTTTAAAGGAAGTTTCGCTTTAACTTTAGTTAATCTTCTAGAAGTATTGAATACATCTTGAATATATGTCTTATAACAATTCTCAAATAATGTACCTGTAAAAGTAGATCCTCCTGTAAATTCATTTACCTCTAATTGAAAATTAATATTATCAGTTGAAGTAGAAGAGGCTATTGCTCTACTATTACTAGGTATCCAATATGCAGTATTAGAAGTGTTTGATGTATCAGTAGCTTTAAGGGCTATTGCAGTTGCACTAGATTGATAGATAGCATAAAATATTAATGGAGATCCATAATAAGCCTCCTGATTATCATTAACAGACCACCCCCATTGTATATCTGTATTTTGAGCATTTGCTGCATTTACTAATCTTTGATATTGGATATGTTCAAATGGTAATTCTACTTTATAGGTTTCTGTTGGCCCATCAAAGGATGAATCTCCTTGATATTCTATAGTACCCCATCCTGTAATTTCTAATTGCTCAAATTGTTTTGCTAAAAAAGTTCCTAAACCTTTATATCCAAATTGTATCTCTTTAAAAGGTAAAGCTACATCTACTTTACTTGTTTTTATATTTATATAATCATCTATGTTCCAAGTTGTAGAACTTGCTGCATAATAATCATCTAATTTTTGTACTACAATAGTTCCTACTTCATTTACATAGGCAGTTAGATTAAACATTTTAAAAATACCTGTAAGAAAATCTAATACTTTCATTTTAGGAATTTGCTCATCTATTACAAATTCAAATGTAGTACCTGTTTGTGTTTGGCTTGTAGATCTCCATTCATCACTCCAGGATGTTACACTACCATCATCAGCACCTCCTAAATTACCTGCTATTGCGAATCTTACACTAGCTGAAGGAAAAGTTACTGTATCA